TTAATACCGCTGCTGCTTTTACTTGCTTCGTGTTTGCCATAGATCTTGCTAACGCTTTTGTATATCTAGACGCAAGTCTGTCATACAAGTTATCTTCGATAGCTTCTTCTGTGATTGCAAACGCTAATGCAATTGTTTCGTTAGTGTAACGAGCTGTGTAAGTCTCTTGTGCATCATCGAATGTTACACCTTGACCTTCTGGTTTTACAGCTGCATTCGCGAAACCTGATAACATTACTTCCTCTTCGAAAGCTCTGTCAGAAGTTTCTGTGTCGAATATTTCTGCGTGCTCGTTAGCGTATTGTTTGTATTCCAAGCCGAACAGTGCGTTCAAACCTGGCTCTAGTTCTTTAACTAGTTGTGCTCTTGATATTGCCATAGTTATATACTCCTATTCGTATTAGTTATACAAGTTACTAGCTTGTGCAATTGATACTACTACGTTCGCACCTACTGCTGCTAGATCATTGTTTTCTGGATCGTCAGCTGATCTCACAAGTTTGAACATGTGAGTTGTTGCTGCTCCACCACCAATGTCTAAAGTAACAGTTGATTGACCGTCTTTAGCATTTCCTGCTGTAAAGCTATTTGTGTTATAGCCAGCATCTCCGATCATAGCTTGAGTAACTGCCGCATCCGCTTTGATTACGTATTCTTGTTGCGGATTGTCATTTACAAAACCTATACCGTCGTTGCTGCCCGTATTATAGTCAGTTCCAAATGTTGTGCTTGCTGCAACTGAATTAGCAAACGTTGGTTTGCTTGTAGTGCTGTTTACGAAAAACAGACCATTGAACACACCGATTAGAGGAGCGTGTCCAGTATTATCGAACGCTGCTCCACCTGATCCGCCGTCATCAGTTGTTGCGAAACTTGCATCTTGTAAATAACCTTGATCGCCACCTGCATCTTGAAGTGACACTGGGTTATTTTTGAAGATACCAACACCTAGGCCTGATTTGATTTTGTAATTAGATTGACCAGAAGTTGCTGGAGTATTTCCAACAGTTGTGATCGTTCTTAATCCAAAACCAGTTGTACTTGCATTTGCCATAGTTTTAGTTTCCTTGTTATGTACCTGCCCGTAAGGGCCTCCGGTACGATTGATTGTTAATTTAATGGGTAGGAATTACTAAATAATTAGTTTTTCTTTGTACCACCAAAAGTTACACGGGATTGAGAATCACTGCTGAAACTCATTCCTGATTGCTTTTCCTTCATAAGATCGTTATTAATTGCTTCCTCTTTATCTTGAGTTTGCTTATTGTAATAAGCCTCAATTTGAAGCGCGATCTCTTCTGGTATCCTTGCGAGCAAAAGGCCTCCTACTTGTATAACTCCTGCGTATTTACCGTCGTTAGACGTTGGATAATCAGAATCCGGATATTCATCAGATCTAACTAATTCATATCCTTCTCTTAATGATGCTGCTACATTTTTTGTATCATTGTATCCTAATGTTTCAGCTCTTATCCATCTGTGCCTATAACCGTCTGGCGCAGGGGGTGCATCAAGTGATGAGGGTGGAGTCCATACTTTTTTATGAGAAGTTTTTTCTCTAGTTTGACTCGCACGTGAAGTTTTTATTTTATCGTTTTCCATATGCTTATACTCCTTCCGTGATTTTTAATTGTTTTGCATAATCTTCTAATGGCACGCCTAATCTTTTAGCAATTGCTACCTGTGATGGCGAGAGTTTCACAGTCTTTTTGCGTCCTTGTGGGGCTGAACGTTTGGCCGAAGCTACATTTTGAGCAGGTTTTGCTCTTTCTGTAGTTGTACCATCCATCTTATCAAATTTCTGCGGAAATTCAAGTCTTATTCTTTTATCAACTTCTGCATAGTATTCGTCAGATTTAGGATCATATCCTTCTTTTTCTACCAATGTTTTATGGATATCAAAAGCCGTATAAGTCATAGCTGAATCATTACCAAACCAACTATTACTAGCTGCCCAATCTTCTGCTTTTTCATCAGTTTGTGGACGTACGTTTGGTTGATAAGCTTGTCTTTGAGGTGTGATATTAACCTTTTTAGGTGCTTCTTCTTCCATAGCTTTAAGTGAAGATAGTCTAATTGCATCAGCATTTAATCTTGCGATTTGTTCCTGTGCAGCTACTTGACCATCAACATCTCCTGCTTCAATAGATGTTTTTAAAGCTTGTCTTGCAGCAGTCATATTTGTTGTGACTCTACTTTCAAACTCTGAAACATAAGATTTATCAAGTTTAGAAAATCTAGTTTCTAAAGCTTCTTTATCTCTTTTTACTGATTCAGCAAATGTCAAAGCTTCTTCTCTTTGTCTTTCAGCTTCTCTCATTTTACGAGTAAGTTTAGAAATTCTTTTTTGAACTCCATCACTATATTCTTTTAACTCATCTTTTTTTTCTTCTGTTTTAGTTTCAACAGGTTGTTCTACCTGTTCAACTTCAACTTGTTCTTCTGCAGGTGCTTCGACTTTTTCCGGTTCACCTTTATCATCTAAATTAATTTCTGCGCCAGTTGTTTCACCAACGTCAATTAAATCATCAGACACTTTTTTGTTTTCTTCTTGCATAGTTCCTTCCTATGTTAAATGTAATGAAGAATCGATTCTGGATCACTTATTGTACCCAAAACTTCATCATCGTTTAGTAGTCGCACTTCTCCGCCTTCAATTGGTAATCTTGAACCCGCATAACGAGCAAAGATAACCCAATCTCCTTTTTTGCACCAAGGTTCATTATACTTATCTTTATCCTTGTATGCTAAATCTCCTAGTTCCAAAACATAACCACATGTTGTTGAAATTCTAGCTTTATCTAATTGTTCTTGTGAAAATAAAATACCACCTTTAGTTTTTTCTTTTGGTGTAAAAGGTAAAACTAAAATTCTAAACCCAACAGGTTTAGGCAATTCTTTAACTGTCTCTCTGATATTATCAGAGTGTAGTCTTTTTGCGTGGGGTTCTTGTGTTGCTTCTTCTTTATACTTTTCTTCTAAAGCATTAATGTGTTTCGGAGTTTCCGTCTTTTTTGGTTCCGATGTCGATAACGTTTCCTTGCTCATCTTTTTGCTCCTTATAGTTTAGCAGGTTAGAGATTTCCTGTAGTATTAATCTGTAGGCATGTGCCTGTCCTAACATATACTTGTATTTTTCCATGCTGTCAACATTTCCCGACATCATCGCCGTTGATATATTTTCAAGCGTATTTTTCGTAATTTTTTTTAATTTGTCAATTATTAATAGATCGTCCATTATTCTTCTCCTTTGTAAGGTTCTAGTGTTTCTAATTTTTCTTTAGCAGTTGCTATTTTTTCAAATAGTTTATCCATTTCATCAAGGTGTTGAGGATGTTCTCCAATACCTACTGAATGATCTAGATATATTTCTAATGTTGCTTCTGCTTCTGCGATTTGTGCTTCGTATCTTTTTACTAATGCTTCAATTAACATTTCCACCTTTTTCTAGCCTGACGTAGTCTAGAATTAGGATCTTTAGCAGCTTTTGGGAATTTTTTCATTTGACCTGCACTTCTTGCACAGTACGACTTACGTCGATTTGCAGCTTTTGACCCTTTTTTCACTTTACCAGTCACGGCTGTTTTTAGTTTTGAACCGGGATTTGCTCTTCTATGGGCAGCGACACCGGCTCGAGTCATGCCCGCTCCAGACTTTGTAGGTCTGTAATTTTTTTTATTTCTTGCTATTGGATTATCTCTTTTTCGCATTTGTAAATGTTTTTACGTTCGTTGGTTTACCACCTGGATTACCCGCTGCTCTTTTTCGTCTGACAGCAGATGCCTTTTGACCTTTTGTCATCCGTGTGGCTTTTGCAAGTGGTACGCATTTCGGGTATTTTCTTTTTGAACCTTTGGCAGATTTTCTTCCACAAGGTTGATATTTTCCATTCTTCTTTGGTGCTCCAATGTCTACCCATTTTTGATCTACCCACTTTTTTAAATCGCCCATTAGACCATTCTAGTTTTTTTACGCTTGTTGGACATTACTTTGCCACAACCTTTAGAAATAAAACCACCATCTTTAGCTTTTACTTTTCCTTTACAAACTTTAGATGCATACATGTTTGCGTACGCCGAAGGATAAACATCGAATTTTCTCTTCGCCGCAGCTTTACCTTTTGGACAAAGTTTGGCCATTATTTTTTAAGTTCTCTAACTATTCTTTTTTTTTCTTGTTTAAGATTTTTTTTACCTTTTGAAGTTTTTGCTTTTTCAGCATCAACTCTACCAAGTTCTTCAAGTCTGTTCATTCTTTTAGTGTTAACATGACCACCTTTTTTCATGTAACCCATTTTGTTTCTAACTTTAGTTGGTAGTTTTTTTAAACCTTTGTTATCAGCTGGTACAGCTTTAAGCATACCACCATCTTTTTTACCAGGTTTCATTGGTTTAGGTTTCATTGTTTGACCATATCTATCTGTAGGTTTAGGTCTTAAAACACCTGGACCTTTAGGTTTGATTACTTTACCACCTTTTTTCATAGCGCCTCTGTCCATAAGTTCAGTAGGTACTCTTTTAGATCT